AACAGAAATCCGACCACACAAATGGTCATCATGGGGTATCGAGATGTACTCTAGAGAACGAGAGGGTAAGACCGAACACGCCTACATCATAGACGAACAGAAGTGGGCATGGATTGGGATCGAGGGAGACTACGAATTAGTACCTGTTGACCAGCACCCCCTCATTGCCCCACTCTTTGCAGACCCCGATGACACGACCTCAATGTACTTTGTGATTGATGGACGAAGTATGGACAACGGGGCAGACGGGGGCAATATAGAAATACAGTTCCTCGACCAACATTTGAAGACCGAGTACGCCACACTTGTAGAGGGCAAATTTGACCCATTAGCTTTCAATGAACGACTGTACAAAATGGGATTCAAGGAAGACGAAGATGGATTCCGACACGTTATTCAATTCAACCAACGTAAATTAGGAGAATAATTATGAGCCACCATGCACACGAAGAATCAATGGCAAGACGAGAGGAAGACCGACTGGAAGAAATCTATCTACAACAGTTACACCAAGACCATGAGTTTATGGAGGGGGTATATGCCTCGATAGATGACGATAGGGTAAGGCAAGACTTGATTAACAAACATTATTTTGGAGAGTAGATATGAAGTACATAATTTCAGGAAATGAGATACATGAGTATAGGGCAGAAATAGAGGCAGATAGTCAAGAAGAGGCAGAGGAAAAATTTATACAAGAGGTTCTGCCTGACTTAGAGCCTGACGATATACATAGTTGGCAATGGCACGAAACTCAGATAATGGCAAAGGAGGTAGAGTGAAGATGATTAATACAGGCGATAGAGTAAAGGTGATTGGACAGGACATTGTTGGTACTGTGTTGAGAGTACATTACGATACCAATGAGGTTGTGGTACAAGACGAACATTCAGAATATGAACACCCCGATGATGAGTTAGTTTATAAAATTTATGAAGTTAAAAAGGAGGACGAGTAATGGATACATGGGACGATACGGGATATGACGAGGACGACAATGATATTAATGTTGTGGTCGAGTATGATGCAGAGTATCAACCTGCTGAAAGAGATGTGGGCATTATGAGTGGGGGCTATGCAGTAGGTATTTGTGGGGCAACCATTGAAGAAACAGGAAAGCCTTATGACTATAGCAAACGTGAGGCAGAGAGGTGGTGCGAGGGTATATCTGAAAACTTAGGAGGGTATCGGGATGAGTAAAAGTAATAGTGCAACATGGTTAGCAACAGGATTATTTATAGGCAGTCTTGTGGGTATGGGGTTATTACATATCTTCGAGACATATCAATCGAACACCACACCTACAGAGGTGGTGTGTCAAAAAGGTATGGCATACGAGCAGACAGGCTATGGCTCAGGTGTATACCTAAAAACTGAAACCGAATGTATTGACACCACATTCATAATGGGAGAGGAATAATGGTTACAACAGGACAGACTTTACTAGAGCAACGCAAGGCTAGAAACAACAGATTACTAGGATTTATGGTGGGGGTAATCCTCACATCAATAGTCTTTTATTTTATAGGAGGGTGTTAGTAATGACTTACAAAGAAAAGTACGAAGAACTATGTGAAATGATTAGGGGGGATAGTCCTAATTGGACACACGAAGAAGTTTTAGAAAAATTAGAATTAGCAATGGATTGTTTAATCTTTGTTGAAAATGAAGGAGACTATGGAGGATTTATTGATTGGAACATTCAAAACAAAAAGGAGAACGGCTATGAGTAAAGAAAAGATAGATTATGTAGAGCAAGACATTTACGATTACTTTGGGGCTGACCAAGAGATACACAAGGCCTCCCGTCATGACTTACTCGGAGTGATCGGAGGTATGAGTGGGATACTAGAACTCTTATGGCACAAGCAAGTTACCCCTGAGATAGCATTCAAAGACTTTAAGTCTTGGCTCAAGGAAAGACAAGAGCATGATGACTTACTTGACATGACTGAGGAAATCCCTGATACTAATATTCCAATTAAAAAACACGAGGTGGAACATGCGTAAGATAAAAACAGAAGATGTAGATTATGTCCATGTTGAAGAGGTTACTTTCAGCGTGGTCATGAGAGACGGAAGCGATGTGATAGTAAGTGAGAGGGGTATTGAGTTAGATACTTTTACAAAGGAGCAACTCGCCGACAATGTAATGTATCACATAGAGAAAGGGAAACCCGTTGAGATACTGGACGATGATGATGACATGATTACCTTTGAGCCTGACATCGACTTAACGGAGACACACTAATGGAACACCATTTACTTACAGACACACGTAGATTACTCATGGATTTTGTGGTCTTGTTAAATAAACACAGTATAGGTAATGAAGAAACTGTTGAGGCCAATCGTATCATTGAGGAACTTACCTATGTATTAAAGAACCCCGAATTAGTAGATACAATTGAAACGCAGATTGAGGAAGAGGAACATAAACAAATGTCTCAGGATATTGCCGACGAGATTTTATCTCATGGCTGTCCGAATGGCAATTGTGATGTGTAAAAGGAGAGTCACATGGCAACACCCGAAAAGAAAGTAAAGCTTAAAGTCTGTGAGATATTAAAGGCTCATGACTGTTATTACTTCTACGCCTCAACTGGAGGATATGGGGCAAGCGGTATCCCTGATATTGTAGCGTGTTATAAAGGAAACTTTATTGGGATCGAGTGTAAAGCTAACGGCAATAAGCCTACGGCCTTACAAAACAAACACTTAAACAATATTAAAAAGGCACAAGGATATTCAATGGTCATTGATGAGACAGACATAGATGCATTAGAATTATTCTTAGAAACATTATGAACGACAACGTAAATAAACCCGCACACTATACCAAACATAAATGGGAGGTCATTGACATACTACAAGAGTTTTTTCATAGCGAACCGTTACTGTGGCAATGTGGGAAATATCTTTTGAGATGCCTGTACAAAAATAACCTAACAGAAGATCTACAGAAAATGATATGGTATGCTAATAAACGAATAGAAAAGGAAAATAATGAAAGAGGCAGAAAAAGAAGACGCAATAAAACTAATTAAAGAGTGGCAAGAGAAACGACCAAACTTTAGTCGAACCAAATTAGCCGAGGCAACGGGGGTATCTTACCCTACCTTATTAGAGTTTGGTAAACAAGGACTGATCGAGTTACCTGAGAAAAGACACACTACTAGAAAAAACACTTCTTGGGGAAGACTAGGGATACCAAAAGAATGGCCGACGAAATAGATGTAGCTAATGCTGAAGTGGAGGCTCGACTTAAGTTTACCCTTAAGACAGTCAACACTTCGATTGAAGAGAACGATACTGGCAAATGTATATGGTGTGGCACTCCCGTTATAGATAGAAGACGATGGTGCAATTCACAATGTCGAGATGAACACACGAATACTTACAAACTATAAGGAGAGCGTCATGCAAGTATGGGAACCAGACGACGATGAGATAATAGCAGTAGAAAACAAAGTGGTAAAAAAGGGTACACGAGGGTGGGTATATGTAGGACAAATAATAGCCTTTGTCATAGCTTTATTTCTTATGCTAGAATTGTTTGCTTGAAACCAATTAGTACAGTAAAGAGGAAGTGCCATGTGTGTGGCAATTTAGATGCTAAGTTTTTTTTTAAAAAGTGGTTTTGCTCACACGACATACACCTACAAGGGGTATGCAAAAATAATAAAACGAAAGGAACAAAGTGCAAATAGTAACGCTTGACTTTGAAACATTTTATGCAAAGGCCTACGGCCTACGCAAGTACACAACAGAAGAATACATACTGAACCCTCAGTTCCAAGTGATTGGAGTAGCGATTCAGATAGACGACGGAAAGCCCGTCTGGAGCGCGGGAGAACAGGCATCAAAGTCTATCGACTTGATTGACTGGAGAAACTCAATGTTGATCTGTCATAACACGCAGTTTGACGGAGCAATACTTAAATGGGTCTATGGCCACGAGCCAGTAGCCTACCTCGATACACTCTGCATGGCAAGAGCGATACACGGTGTAGAGGCCGGAGGTTCACTTAAAGCATTAGCCGAACGCTATCAGATAGGTGAGAAAGGAACGGAAGTCCTACAAGCATTAGGTATGCGACTCGAAGACTTTCCGGAACATCAACTGCGACAGTACGGTGAGTATTGTAAGAACGATGTAAGACTAACCTACGACCTATTCAAAATCCTATCTAAAGGATTCCCCTTACCCGAATTGAAGCTCATTGATATTACACTTAGGATGTTCATACTACCTATATTACGCGTCAATGATAAATTACTAGAAGAAAGACTCAAGGAACTAAAAGAAGAAAAGGCCCTAATGTTAAAAGGGTTAATGGAAACCTTAAACTGTGATACCGAAGAGGCAGTCAGGAAGAAGTTAGCAAGTAATGTACAGTTCGCTAAGATATTAGAAGACATGCACATTCCTGTGCCAATGAAGGTATCCCCTACTACCGAGAAAGAAACCTACGCTTTAGCTAAGACTGACGCGGGGTTCATTGAGCTACAAGAAAGTGACAACCCTGTTTTGCAAGAGTTATGTGCAGTCAGACTAGGCACGAAGTCTACGATAGAAGAGTCACGCATACAAAGATTCATAGACATGGGAGAACGCCATCAAGGACTCTTACCTATCCCACTTAAATACTATGGCGCTCATACAGGCCGGTGGAGTGGTATGGACAAAGTAAACTTCCAGAACTTACCAAGTCGTGATGTCAAGAAGAAAGCATTAAAGAATGCAATCCTACCTCCTGTTGACCATGTGATACTTAATGTTGACTCCTCACAAATCGAAGCTCGTATATTAGTCTGGCTTGCCGGACAACATGACCAAGTAGAACTGTATCGACAAGGCAAAGATGTGTACTGTGACTTC